ATGGACAGAGAACACTCCAGGATGGTACGAGCAGACACTAGCTGCTGATAGAGATGAAGCAGTAGAAGTTCTCTGGTCATTAGTCGAGCATTCTAAAGAAGCTCACATGATCCGCAGCAATCACACAGACCGACTTTACAATGTAACCATGAAGAAGATTCCTGCATTCTTGGCGTTGCCTGAGTTGCGTTTTGAGAAGTTTATGAAGCTCGATGAACTAGGCATTACCTATCATAAGAAGCCGTATGCCATTGCTAGGGGCATTGTGGCAGTTCATGGCGATGAGCAGAGCGTAAAGCCTACACCTGGCTTAACAGCCCTAGAAGCGGCTCGTAGGCATGGTATTAGCGTTATCTGTGGTCACACCCACAGAGCAGGTCAATCAGCCTTTACAGAGGCTTCTGGCGGTCGTATAGGGCGCATTCTGAGGGGCTGGGAGGCTGGGCATCTTATGGATGTCAGGCAAGCTCATTACACTAAAGGCACGATGAACTGGCAGCAAGCGTTCATTATCATTGAGGAAATAGGCACAAATGTGCAGGTCAGCATCATTAACCTAGAAAAGGATGGGACATTCGTTGTGTCAGGTAAGAGATACGGGCGCGCTCGGTAACGATATATCTAGAGACATCGATGATCACATGGATGACTCAGAATTGTTACCGTTTCGTTATCAAAATCTACTGAATAAATCCCACTAGCTGTGCAACACTCTTCCTGTTCCCGAAATACGGGGCAAGAAAGGGCAAAATGATTATCAATTCATTAACGATTCTGATGATTGCAGGTGTTGGCTTAATCTCTTACTTCTCCTTTAGATTAGGTCAAGAGGTTGGTTACGATCAAGGGCTGGTAGATGGTCGCAAAGCCGTCCGAAAGTATTACGAGCAGGTGGGTCGATGAAAGCAACTGAGGCGCTTATCAATGCAATCGACATCATGCAAGATCGTGGCAAGGTTTACGGTCATCCGAAAATCAATCAAGGTCGCATCGCTGCGCGGCTATCCTGTCTACTTGATTACCCAATCACAGATGCTCAAGCTGCACTTGCAATGGTCGAAGTCAAACTCGCCAGAATCACAGAAACCCCAAGCCACGAAGATTCTTACATCGATGCAATAGCCTATTTAGCAATAGCAGTACAACTACAAACAGAGGGCGATGAACTTTATGTTTAACCTAGAAGATTACGAAACAGTAGAAGTAAGGCTGGAGAAGTTCATCAAGGACTTCCCAGATTTTAGAGTCGAGACAGAGTTAGTGAGTTTTCAAAATGACCGATACATTGTTAAAGCATGGATTTATCGTACTTTCGCTGATAGCACGCCGTTCTCCAGCGGACTCGCTGAGGAGACGATTAGCAGTCGAGGCGTTAATGCAACTAGCGCATTGGAAAACTGCGAGACTAGCGCGATCGGCAGAGCGCTTGCGAATGCTGGTTATGCAAGCAAGGGTAAGCGACCAAGCAAAGAAGAAATGGTTAAGGTCGCAAGAACAAAGCTCTCAGAGCCAAAGCAAGACTATATCCCTGTCGTAAATGAAGCCGATCCTTGGACAATCAAGACTGTTGCAGCTCCGACAACTTCAGCCGAAGCAGTCGCTGTTGTGAAGGACATTATAGGCGGCACAACTGACAAGGATGTTCCTCGTTGTCCTCATGGTGAAATGCATTGGGCACATGGAATGACAAAAGCGAACAAGCCTTGGGGTCATTTCAAGTGCATGGCTGCAGCTACTGGTGAAATGAATCGATGCCCTAAGGGCGAAGATGTTATTTGGTATGAAATCAGTCCAGAAGGTAATTGGCGACCACAGAAGGCAAGGGCATAACTATGAGCGAAATGGTAATCTTTGACGATGGCACAGCAACCATCATGGGCGGAGAGCTCGAAGAACCGCAAGATGTTGTTATCTATTGCGATCTTTGCAATGAACCTGTGGCTATTACTCCAGAGGCTAATGACCAGGTATTTGTTACCTGCTTGAAATGTCATGCAGTATCGCACATTGCATTGACTGTAACGAAAGAGCCTGATGACGAATCACAGGCGCAATAGAGGCTTAGCAACTGAGCGCCTTGTCGCTGACTACTTGAGGGAGTGGTGGCAATACGCTACGGTTGGAAGAGGTGCAGATCCGTCTGGTGACATCGTGAATCTTCCCTTTGATGTGGAAGTTAAGGGTGTAGCCAAATTCGCACCGCTAGCATGGCTTCGCCAAAGCAAAGCAAGGACAACTAAGAGTGGGAAACTTGGGGTGGTTGTTCTTCGCTGTAATGGTCAAGGGGCATTAGTGTCTGAGTATGCGGCACTATTACCGTTACACGCTTTGGTGGAGCTACTGCTAAGAGCAGGTTATGACAAGATTCCTTTAGAGTTAAATCCCATCAGATGCAATAAGTGTGGTGGTTGGATTATTGAGAAAATGGAGTGCAAAACCTGTGAGAAAGAAGCGCCTAATGCCAATGTATGAATACCGTTGCCCTATTTGCAATACACAAATGGAGTTAGAACTATCTATGGATCATGACCTAGTTCGATGCACAGATTGTGGCGCACAGGCTAATCGCATCTATTCAGTACCTGGCTTAATCTTCAAGGGTACTGGCTGGGGTAAGGACAAGAATTGATTGTCTATGACTTCTTCTCTGGCACAGGATCGAGCACTAAAGCGTTCGAGGATGCTGGTCACACAGTCATCAAGGTTGAGTTAGATGAATACTTTGAAGCCGATGAGCGTGACATATTACAGCTAACAGCTGACTACTTGATTAACAAATATGGTCAGCCTGATTTCATCTGGGCTAGTCCACCATGCCAAACATTCTCAGTAGCTTCTATCCGTCATTACTGGACTTATGAGGATGGCGTAGCTAAGCCCAAGAATCAAAAGACTCTAGATGGCATTGAACGAGTGAGATACACATTGCAGCTCATCAAAGACTTAAAGCCAACAATAGGCTGGCTTATGGAAAACCCTAGAGGAATGCTTAGAAAGCAATCAGTAGTTCAAGGGCTTAAACGCAGAACTATTACCTATTGTCAGTATGGTGATTTCAGAATGAAACCCACAGACATTTGGGGTGAATTACAAGGATGGACACCACGAGCAATGTGTAAAGCTGGGATGGATTGTCATAACTCAGCTAAGCGTGGCTCTGATACCGGTACTCAAGGTATTGGTGGCGGTGGTAAAGGTGGTTCAAGATTACGATCAATAATCCCTTATGATTTAGGCAAAGAAATATTGGAGTCTATAAATGAGCGATGAATGGTACACGCCAGCAATTCTATTTAATCAACTTGGGCTCATATTTGATTTAGATGTTGCATCACCCATAGGCAATAAAGGTCATGTGCCAGCTGATTGCAGATACACCATAGAGGACGATGGCTTAACTCAACCTTGGCATGGTCGGGTGTGGATGAATCCCCCTTACTCAAAGCCTTCTCCTTGGATTGATAAATGGTTAAATCATGGCAATGGAATTGCATTGTTACCCATGGCTAAATCTAAATGGTTTAATCGAATGATTGATTCAGATGCAAAGTTTATCGTATTGCCAAGTACATTTAAGTTTGAGAGCCCGGAAGGCAAGCAATTAAGCCTTATGATGGGATCAACATTATGGGCTGTTGGTGACTCTAATGTTGAAGCTATTGGAAGGATTTCAAAAGTACGATAAACGAAACGCCGTCCTGACCTGCACTTATAGAAATGGATTTGACATGGATGTTACACTCACAGGGCTAGAGCCCACCAAGGGCTCACAGCGAGCCGCTGAGCGGACAGCTCGCAGGGTAGCCATAGTGTTGGGGATAGCTCTATTCTTGTCCATTGGTCAAGTATCAGAGGCTCAACAAGTGCCAATCAAAAGACTTACTTCAAAGCAATATGCAGCAGGACAATTAACAGTTAAGAATTACAAATGTTTAGCTACTCTCTATGGCAAAGAATCTGCATGGAATTGGAAAGCAGTAGGTAACTTAAACGGTACTCACCGAGTCTATGGAATACCACAAGGCAAGAGTGAATGGTTACGCACAGCTACACCATTGCAGCAAATAGACTGGGGCTTACGATATATAGGTCATCGATACGGTTACACTAAGACACATGAAGGAATGCAACCCAATACATGCAAAGCCTTAGATCATTGGAAGCGTAAAGGATGGCATTGACAAGATATAACAAACGAGTCAATGACCCTAGAGATAGCAGAGCTTGGCGTGCATTGCGTAAGACTATCCTTGCAAGGG